AACTAAGATAGTGATAGCGTCAGCATCTTCAAAACCAGCAGCATCTAAAGAAGCTACACCGTAAGGAGCTACTTCAATATAAGCGTTAGCTGTAGCTGTACCTCTAATAGCTTCAGTTACTAAGCACTTTACAACACCAGCAGAACCAGCAACGATAACAAGATCGTTAACTCTAACGCCGTGAATTTTATCCATAGAGTTACCATCAATATCAGTGTCAATATCAATAATACCACCAGATACTACAGTACCACCAGCTTTTGTTTGTACTGTTCCTTTGTAAGATAAGTGTAGTCTTGATTGCTCAGACCATACAACTTGATCAGCTGTCATAGCCTCTTCCGCGCCAACTTGATTAAGGAAACCAGAAATTGTACGAGGTCCAAAAACCTCAGCTTCTTTTTCCATTAAGTCTGGCACGTATTGTTGCGCCCAACCAGCTCCAGCTGTAGACGCAAAATCTAAATAGTTTGTTGATAACGTTGCTTGCTGTGTAGCAGGAACGCTGTTTAACAAACTTCCATTTGTAATTGCCATTTTTAATTTATTTTAAATGGGTTAATAATTTATTTTCTATTTTTAATTTTAAACTTAAAATCAGAAGAGTTATCGCCTAATACTTTAACTTTCATTCCACCAGTGTTAATTGGTCCTGTAAACTGTTGTCTTGGGTCCATGTTAACATTTTTAGATTTAGCAACGCTCTCCTTGAGTGCGTCTGCTTTACCTTGCTCGTAAAAATGTTGCGCTATAGCGTCAGCATTCATAGCTGTAAATAAACTTTTATGGTAACCCTTAGCATCTGACATCGTGTTATCTTTGTTCAAAAACTTTTTGACAAAGTTGTTAATGTCGCTTTGTGTTTCCTTAACAGACTGAGAGTTTTTAACATTATATCTAAACTTTTTATTTCTAACATTAAATTCAAAACCTTTGAAATCTTTGTTGAATAATTGGTTAGTTTTGTTTAAAAACGTCCTGTGCTGTTTTTCAGCTACTTGTTTATTGTCTTCCGACTCTTTGTTATACCTATTAAAAAAGTCTACAGCTTTTTGTTGCTCAGTTGTGAGATTACTTCCAGCCTTGATTTCTTCATAGTATTTGGATTTTACACTTTCCAAGTGGTTCTTTGCTTGAGCAACTTGCTCTTTCAAAGCTAATTTTTTTCTTCTTATATCTCTTTCCTCGTCCTCTTCTTCATCGTAAGAAAATTGATCCTCCATCATGAAGTCTATTTCTTCTGTGTTAAGATGAGGTTTAGTTTGTTTATAGTATTCTCTTAGTAAAGACAAGCTGTCAAAGTTAGAATAATCTTGATTTAATCTAACATAGTCTTGTATGTCTCCTCCAGTTTCTTCCATAAAGTCTACTAACTTTTGGATATTCTCTGGTAATGGTTTTCCAGTAGCTTCAGCTTCTGCTATTGCTTCTTCAACTTCTTCAGTAACTTGCTCAACTTCTTCTTGAACTTCTTCGTCAGTTATTTCTTCAACTACAAGCTCTTCTTGTGCTTCGACTTTCGGTTGTACTTCTTCTTGTTCTTGTGTGGACTCGGCGTTTTCATCGCTTCCAGCCACTCCTGTGTCGTCAGCTGTGTCATCTGCAGCTTCTGTTGTTTCTTCTTGGTTTTCATCTTCAACTGGTTTGCTTAAATCTACTTTGATAACACTGTCGTCGCCAGCGCTTTCAAATTTACTTTCATCAGCTGTTTCTACAGCTTGTTCTTGTGTAGTTTCATCAACTACTTTTTCATTTTCTTCCATGATAAAATATTATATAATTAATTATTTAGGTTCAAAAGCACCTAAATCAAATCCACCTCCAAGTATATCATTACCTGAAGATTCAAAGTTTTTAGGTGGTTTGCCTGTTTGACGTTGATCTATAAGTTCACTTTGCTGTGAAGCTTGTATTTTAGTTCTTTCGTCTTTTCTATTTTCTTTAGCATCTTCTCTAGCTTTTAAATTAGAAGAGTCCATAGCTCTCAACTGCATGTTGTACTGAAACTCTTGTTCCATTAACTGAGCTTTTAATGCTGCATCGGCTTGCATTTTCTGAGCATCAAGCTGCGCTTGCATTTGAGCTAGCTGAGCCTCTGCTTGTTTTAAAGCCTGCTGCTTTTGTATTTCAAGTTGCGCTTGCGCTTGTTGAGCTTGCGTATTAGCTTGAGCTTGAGCTTGTATGTTCTGCTGTTGCATCATCTGATCTCGCTTTAGCTTTTTACCTCTACGTATTTTAAGTAGCTGATTAGCTAGCTTAATATTTTTAATATCTCTAAGATCTATAGCGTCTTCAAGATCTATTATCTTTTGTGCTAATGCTTGCTGTATGTTGTTTTCAAGTATAGCCTTCTGTTCTTCGTCAGGCGCTAACTCTAAGAATATGCCAAAGTCATATAAATGTAGCTCTGACATTTCTTGTAGCGTAGCAACATTGTGTACGCCTATACTTTGTATAAACGCTTCTTTTGTAGGTGAATACTCTATAATGTCAGATATTCTAAGAGATAAGCACTCACATATCTCCGCTGTTAAGAATAATCCTGAGTTTAATATATGTCTTGTTGCTGTATTGCTATTTGCAGCAGCTAGTTTCTGTACACCAACTAAAGCTCTTTCATCAGGCATGCTGCCATCACGAGCTTCATTAAGTCCGGTCACGTCACGTATCATCTGCAAGTAATAGTTGTAATTACCTATCAACGCTTGTATTTTATTACCGCCAGATCCAGATGTTATTTCTTGAATAGGTACTTTTCCTGGATTCATGTCACCTTCAGAAGTAAATGATCTACCAATAACAGAACCTGTCTGGAAGAACATGTTTAAAGCTTCTTGCGGATTATAGTTTGTGCCATTACCTAAATCAACTTCAGCTAAACCATCAGCGTCTAAATAAACACCATCAGGCACCATACGCGACATTACTTGCTGTAGCTTTAAGTGTGTTAACTGTATCATATCGGCAAAGCCTGTGATACGTTTTACTAATGACTCAATTTTACCTTTATACATCCTTGGAGCTACAATACTATAGTTCATTTTTACTTTAGTAAAGTTACTTTTAGGACGCATCATGTTTTCTGACATCTCCCATTTAAGTAGCTTGTTTGTGCCTAAGATTAAAGCACCTTCATACAATGTTTCAATAGCTCTTTCTAATTTTGAGAAATTACCTTCAACACCTTCAGGTGGATTAAAGCTGTCATCTTTTTCTATAAGCTTGTCTGCGCCGCTACCTGTTTCTTTTACTTTGTAAACTTCGTTCATATACGTTTTATAATTAAAATATAAAACTTGAACTTTATTGCGATCTACGTCTTGATACCTTGGTCCTGAATTATAAGAATTAGATCTTTGTGGATAACCTGATTGTTGTATTTCTTGTAAGTCTTCTTGAGTTAAATGAGGAAACTGCTTTGCTAATTCATTTATAGGTATTGTTTTAACTTCACCTACGTAATATATGTCGTCAAAATAAGGCGATTCAGTATATGAGTAAACTAGATCAGCTGGATCAACATAATCTACAGTAACACCTTCTGACGTTGTGAAATTACTTTTAACAGCGGCTATACCTAATACTGTTAAATCATAGTATAATTGTCTTTTTATTAAATCGTAGTTATTACCTTCTAGTAATACATTGATAGCTTGTTCTTCTGCTATTTCTACAGCTTGCTTATATGTTAGCTGCATGTGAAGCTCTAACTCTTCTTGTGTTTCTGGCAACTTTTCAGGATCGTTTTGATACAAGTTAATACCAAACTCTTGAGCAGCAAAATCATTCATTTCTTTAGTAGCCATATCTCCAAGTACACTTTCCATGTACTCAGTTCTTTTTGCTACGCCGTAAGGATCTTGTGAATATGCTTTTATATCAAAAGCTCTGTCTGCAATGCCGTTAACAACTATGTCTACAAACTTAGGTATTATTGGAACAGGGCTCCAGTCTAAGTTTAAGTAGCTTAAGTCACCGTTTATAGATAACTCATCTTTATATTTTTGTATAGACTGTTCGCCTCTAGCGTACAATCTTAACTTATGAAAATTATTAAAGTTTGTGTCATATCTAGTATGACTTCTATCATCGTAAAACCACTCTGTCTCTATTGCTTTAGCAACCTTTAAACCGTAGTCATAGCTTAACTTTTCAGCATCGCTAACTACTTGACTTGGAAAATAACTTTTTATAACAGACTCTGCCATATTTTATTTTATTATTGTAGATGTATATCCTTTATTATCGTATGTTGATACGTTTATGTTTAACTTTGGTTTTATTCTTGTTGCTGTTGGTGTGTAAAGGTGTCTGTTGCAAGCCATTATAGCTAAACCTGAGCTTATAGTTGCATCAAACTTTGTTCTTTTATTTATATCAAATCTAGACCAGTCATTTAAAGTTTCATTAAAATATATATTTCCGTACACTCCGTCGCCTTTATGGCCAACGTGTTCTTGTATATACATTTCAATAGCAGCAGCGTGTGCTTGCTTAATATCTTCACTAGAATTTGGTATACCACCTATCTCTTTTTCAGTAACAGATAATTTATTCCAAGCTCTATCTGGTCTATTCATACTAAAGCCTCTGTAACCTCTACGCTTTAAATAATAAAGCAGTCTTGGCTTATTGTTCTCTGCAAGTAAAGGCATGCCGTAAAATACTAACGCCATTAATACATCTTCAAAAAATATGTCTGCAGTTTGTGGTCTAGCTATATATTCTAAAAACATATGGTTTGGTGGAGCGTCTTCCATAGAAAACTTAGTTAATCCATGTAGTGATCCTTTAGAACCTTTGCCACCAACAGTACCGCTAATGTCGTAGCTGTCACAACCAAAAGCTCCAACGTGTTCGTTACCAGGATATTTAACTCCATTTTTTACTATTATCTTATTCTGCAAATGACTTGGCGGCACCCAGCTTATTTTAAACCTACCTTGTGCGTTAGGATAAAATATAACGCTACTGTCTTTAACGCCATTTAACCATTGAAAGTTGCCGGTTGTAATAGCATTGTCATTACCGATACCTTCATTGTAATCTATTTGCTCGTATATCTTAACTAAATTAAATATACTATTTTTAGCTTCATCTCTAAAAGCGTGCTCTTCTGTTCTTGGAAACTGGCGGTAAAATTCATTTAAACTATCTTGGTCTCCTTTTAAGCCATCAGCTTCGTTATTCCAATGATCAATTATACCATAGTCAATTAATTCACCGTCGGGTCCGTATACATCATGATCTGGGTTATTAAATACAGGTTGTCCGTATTCGTCAATAAATCCTTCATAGTTCCACTCCATTGGGATAAACAAAGAATATAAACCAGACTTTGTTTGTCCATTGCGGTTTCTAGAAGTGACATCTGAATCATTGTACAGCTTTTTAAAATTATCTCCACCTTTATCAAGAGCGTTACTCGTTGATCCCATCATACACTTACCAACTATACGAGCACCTAGCCTTAAACAAGTTTTAGTTACTCGCCAGTTGTTTAGAATATTATCAGGTCTCTCCCACTTACCGCTTTCATCATGCACTAACAAGCTGAGCTTTTCACCATCATAACTGTTGTCTCCAGTGTTTTTCCAGTCAATAGTAGTATCAAGTCCAACCAGCTCTTCCTGCTTTTCGTTCGTAGTAATTTTTCTACGCGTAAACTTACTTGCAGGAACCCTATAAGCAAGTTCACTTTTAGGTCTGTCCATACCGTCTTGTATCGGTTTAAAGAAAAACGGATAGTTGACAGATATTGGTACAACTTTATCGGTAAACATTTTTTTAGCATCACCACCACTTTTAGATAGTATTCCATATCTAGAGTCACTCGATATAGTAGCTAAGTTAACGGTTTCAGCTGAAGACATAAAAGAAAAACCACTACGTCTGTTTTTTAAATAACACATGCCGTAGCAGCGTTTGTCTGCTTTACACGCTTCCCAAAATATAAAGAACAATCTGTTAGCTTCTCTAAAGTCAGGAGCACCAACATCTATTTTACTCCATTGAAGATACATATAGTGGCTGCCAGTTATGTATGTAGGCTCATTGTTATTCATGAACCAAAAACCTTCATCACGACGTTTAAACTCTTCGTCTATATAATCATACCACTGCTCTTTTGATTCTTCTGGATACGATCTCCAATCAAATATGTTTTTTAATTTACCTAATTCTTTAGGATACTTTAGTCTTTGCCATTTTCTTTTAGCTGACAAATACACTGATTTCGGTTCAGACGGCAGCCCAATTCGCAAACCTTGAATCTCCACCACTTGTCCAATTTTTCCAGTTTTTGATATAACGACAATATCATGTTCTTTATTGTATCCATACTCCCATTTTTTAGATTTGTTAAGCCGACTAATAGTAGTCTTTTTAACAGGTTCAACAATTTTATATAGTGTTTGCTCGCTTATCATTTAGATCGTCCTTCAGCAAATCCTTTAAATACTTTTTCTTTTTTATCTTCAGGCTCTTTACCTTCTAATATATTCTCTTCTTCTTGTACACGGTTAAGTATTTCAAAAGCATCAAATATAGCTAGCTTTTTTGTAGCTGCTGCGTTTTTTAATCTATCAGCAGAAACATCTTCTTCAGTATTAGTTATAATTTGCTCTTCTGCAACTTTAATTAATTCATCAACAGCTTTACGCCCAGCTAGGATTATACGCCTCTTCGTCTCCTTGATACTCATATTTAATTGTAATAAATTTATTTAAAACGCGGTATAGCTTAGTATTATCTATTATAAACTCGTATGTTGAAAAAGGTGTAAAGCCAACAAGCTCGCCAATATCATTTACACCGTCAGTATACTTGACAATACCTACGCACTGCTCTTCGACTTCTTCAGCAAGATTATTTCTTTGCTTTATAGGCTGAACAAAACAGTAGCCATTACAAGCTTTCCAATTGTCCTTTGACTTGTAAAGAAATATTTGATCTTCACTAACTATATAAGTGTCTTCATCAAAAAAAGCTTTACTGTTTTTTTCATTACCGTACGTATCATGCCATCTTCTGAAGACGTTATGATGTACAATGACGGTATCACTAACTCTTATATTTGTATCAAAAGCTGTAGGCGTAGCTTTAACCACGGCCTGCCTATTTACAAACTCGTGGTTAAGTATTTCAGAATTTAATATCAACTCTGAATCGCCAACTTTTTTTACATTGTTGTATCTATTGCCTAGCGGCTCTATTAAAAAACTATGTGTAGCTTTCACTAATACTCTAAGTTGTATTCAACTGAAACAGCCATGTTTTTATTAAAGTCTTTCCAAGGTAATACGTCTTTGTTTTTTCTAATATACACAGAGAATTTATCTTTTTCTTCTATAATATCACAAATAGTATGACCACCGTAAACTTCTTGCCCAACAGCATAGTGCATAGCTTCATTTTTGTAGTCTTTGCCTATACTAATTTTTCTTATCAGCTTTGCCATCTGTATAGTCTATTTCTCCAGTTTGAATATTAATATTTACAGTGCCGTATTCTTTTTCAAACTCTGATTGTAGTAAAGTTAATTGATCTTGTACAGCTTGAATATTATGAAGCATGCCGTGCTTTTTAGTTTCTAGCATACCAAGCTCTAGTTGAACTCTGTTTAAAGTGTTAACTATTGTTTGAACTTTCTGTAATTGTTCATCTGTAATTTTTTCTGCCTTAGGTTTAAGGTCTACCATTTTCTCCTTCTTGGGAGTTTTCACTTTTGCCATAATTTAATTTAATTTAAGTTAATTGTTAATTGTTAATTGTTTATAGATCTGCGTGCTTAGCTCGAACTAAAGCAAAGCATTGTTGTATTTGAGCTTCAGTTAAAAGTTCATTGTATATTAACAGCTCGTAAAAATGCATGTTTCCTTGACTTTCATTTGATCCAGCTGAAGTTCCATCCATTACACCACCAATTTGTTTTACCACAAAATCTATGTCTTCGTTAAAAGCAGTGCTTGATCCTTCTTCTGCAAACGAGCCGTTTTGAAAACTAAACATTTTGACTGTAGCGCTCGCGCCAGCAGATTTAGTTAAAGCGTAAAGTGTTGCTGGAGCTGTTAAAGGGTTTCCTTCTCCCATATCACCAGGCGCTTTGTCTGATAAGTTAGATCCACTAGCGCTACTATCAGCTCTTAATTCAAATTGTGAAGCGTCGCCACCATCACCTCTTATTAGTAGATGTGAGTGATTGTTTGCGTCTACATTGCTTCCTACTATATTAGACTCGCCATCAGTTTGTGAGCCGTCAGATTCCGCAGCAAATGCGAATACTATTGTAAAAGCGTCTGTTAAAGTAATTGCGTTACTCAGTTCTAAAAATGGAATATCACTACCAGTAGATTCAAATGCAAAAGTAATTTTGTTGTTAGTAGTATCGTGAGTTGGCTTGTTAGCGTTAGTAACTTGTCTAGGCTGAACCAATCCAACTATAGGCACTAATGCAGATACTAACACTTCACTACCAACAGTAGCGGAAGTAACGTTACCGTGTAAGGTATCTACATGAAACTCTAATGACGGTAAGTCAAATACAGTTTCTATAATGCCAGCACTCGTTATGCTATTACCTAGCCCTAGCATTAGTCGCCTATGTAAGCTATGCACATACCTGAAGTTAAATCTATTTCTGTATATCTACCGTAAATAGTAACTCCTTTAGGAAAAGTATTTGAAGCATCAATTTGCAAACCACCAGATCCTGATATTGCTGTCTCGCTACCATCTGATAGATTATGAGCAGCTGCTTCTGTACCTGCGTATTCTAAACCTAAGTTAGCTGTGCTAGTAGTGTCTGCAACTAATCCACCTGAAGCATCAAACACTGTGTCTGCTAAAAATGTAATAGCTACAAAAACCTTACCTGTTGGAGGACTTGCAGCTCCTGAAGCGTCTAAAAATAAAGAACCTAGTTGTCCAAAGCTGTACGCCGTGTCTTGTGTTATCGCCATTTTATTTTGTTTTTTCGTTTTTATTTGAACTTCCACCGAAGAAGAAGTCGATTATTGTATTTACTTTAGCGCTCATAGCGCCAAATATTGTTGATATAAAGCTAATTTCAAATTCACCTAGCTCTAAGCTTTTAGTAACAAAGTAATTAAACATTACAAATGTAATGCCAAAGTACGCTACTGTAAATAACGTTGCTAATACTTTTTGTATAATAGCATCGTCTTTATAAAGATCACGTGCAGATTTGCGATCTTCAACTTCTTTTGCAAAAGCTTCTTTTTCTGCTTCAAGCATTAGCTTCTTTATTGCTAGCTTTGCCGCGTCTCTTTCTTTGTCTGTAGTTATTACTTTATCTAGTATACCTTCAGCGTTTTCAACTACTTTACCTAGTATACCTCCAAATATATTACCCACCATATGCGTTTCCGTTATTTGCTTCTTTTTCCCAAGGAAAGTCGCCGTCACCAGCTTCTTTAGCTACACCGTCGACTATTATCATATCTTTGCCGTTAATGTCCATTCTTGGGTATGTGTTACCGTTCCATTGTACAAAGTTATCGCCATAAGCTAATTTACCTATACGCATATCAGTTGAGTGTCTCATCTCGTGATTAATAACTTGTCTCTCTACTTCGCTACCAGGCTCTATGTCATTGCTAATGTAAATGCTACCATCCATGTTAGCTTCACCCATAACGCCAGGTTCTAAATCTTTTCTTATAACAGGTGTTCCAGGTACAGATGCATCTGCATCTCCAGCTTCTTGACCAAACCTCATTTTCTTAGAAATCTGTCCATTTACTGCTATTGGTGTTCTACCTTTACCTAGTTTAAAACTCATTACCTGTCTTTGTCTTTTATCATATCATCTATAGCTTTATTATAAACTTTATCTGTATATGATTTGTTATTATAGAACACGCTTCTCTCTGACGTAGGCATATCTTCTTCGCCTAGTAGTATTCTATATATTCTACTTATTATTTGGCCGCACTTAAACGA